CTATCTTCCTATATTTAGTTTCAGCATCAGTGCTTCCTGCAATACCTGTGAGAAATTAACTCCTCTGGCAACCGCTTCTTCGTTCAGCCATTCCGGAATACTAAGCGTCTTCTTGATTGCACGTGAATTGTGTTTCTTCTGATATTCCATCATATCAAACTCTACGACCGCTAAAATTCCGTCTTCCGCATCTACTTTATTTATTTCTGTCGGTTTTGGAATCAGTTCGCCTTCTGCTTTCCTGCTTGTAAGAGAGATTCCCAGCGCATCTACTGCCATCTCATAAGCCTGCTGCATATCATCTCCCTCTGTTAAGCATTCCGGTAAATCCGGAAAGGATACCCAAAAACCGCCTTCTTCCGCCTCGTGAAAAATTGCAGGATAAAATAATTTTTCCATACGTAATACCTCCGCTTTCTTTTTCAGGCGCAGGGCTATTTAAGCCCCGCTTGTTTTAATATTGCCTGCTCCAACCCCTTTTTCATGGCTTTGGAGTGATAAGGAACAATAACTGTTATCCCTGTCGTCTGATTCTTGAGTTTTACATGAGAACCATTTTGACTGATTTCCTCAAACCCGTTTTTCTTGAGATGTTTTATCATCTCTCTCGGTGTCATTGGCATCTTTTGTATCTCCTTTCCTTATCATGATTGTATTATATCACGTATCATTACGTATGTCAATCTTTTTCCACGTATCTTTACGTATTATTTGTGTTTATTAAATTTCGTCCGCTGCCACATCTCTGCGACTTTTTCCCAGCCACCGGTTGCCACTAAATATACTATAAATGCTGCTATCATGGCCCCAACAATATAATACCAAATTATCTGAATGCTAAAGTATATACATAGAATCACAACCGCCAACGGGCACAAGATCAAGGCCACCACAAGTGCCACTGCATTTGTCTGGATTTTTTTCAACCCCGGCATCTCTTTTATTACCTGTGTGATAACACTGGTCAAAAACGCCAATACTCCAATCGCCATAAGTAAATAAGTTACATACTGCATCAAAAGTTCCATGTTCATTCTTTCGCCTCCCTTTCTAAATCATCAATGCGATGATTCGCTACTTTTATTTTTTCTTCCAACAAATACGTCCGCTCTACAACAGAGTTATGTTTTTCTACTTTCTTTTCAAGCTGCTCAATCCTATATTTGATAAGTTGTGTACCCCCGAAGCTTCCGATCAGTGTACCGAGCAAGGACAAAACAGCGACTACAACTGTGTCTGGCATATAAGTCTCCCTTCTTTTAATTTATACATAAAAATAAGACCTGTTACGGTCTTGCTCTGATTTCTATGTGGTCATATCTCTTATGATACATATATTCGCACCTCATGCTTCAGAATCTCCGGCGGAATCTCATATGTAAATTCCAGCGTGTATGATCCACCTTTGATCATCGGTTGGATCAGTGCAGATAAGAGGGTTTCTGTATCGCTTTTCTGCATGATTTCACATGTACCTAGATTCTCTTCCTGTTCCCCATTCCGTAAGACATACTTTGCTGATGTCACATCAAACGGCTTTCCATTTGTGCTCCGCACACTGATACAAACATATTTTTTCTCGCCGAGTTCAAATCCGACTTTTTCCAGCAATTATACCACCGCCTTTCTGCAACCTTTCAGTTTCGCAATATAATTTTCCTGCAGAACATTTACATCTCTGAACGTGACCAGCTGTGCCACCCACGGAAGCAGTAACAAGCGCACCTTGCCGCCCATATCAATCAATCTTGCCTCCGTCCGATCTCCCAGTAACCGCGCCTCTGTATGCGCGTGATAATCAAGCGTCACAGTGCAATACAGATGTCCTCTAAGTCCGCTGTCAGATTCTGCCCACACCTCTATTTCCTGCAGTCCCGGCAGTCGCGGGGCATATCCCTCCCAGTACCCGGGACGGTCCGGGATGGGCGTAAACTCCACTTCTGTAGAGTTTACAATGCCCCATACTCTGATAATCATATCAATCTGCCGGATCTACAATCTTAAAGGATAAGCGAATCATACCATTTGCGTTTACCGTGGTCGCTTCTGCTTCGACGTCAGATATAATCGGCGCTTTGGTATCAACTGTGACATGTCTCGTAACAGATGTAGTCTTTCCGATGCTGTCCTCTGCAACTACTGTGATTTCATTCTCGCCTTCTCTAAGCGTAATCTCCTTACTAAACGCCCCACCTGATCCAAAGGACACGACTTCTCCGTTAATCTTAACGCTTGTAAGCGTTACCGCATCAGATCCAGCCGCAGCAGTACCAGCTACGGTAACCCTATTGCTGTTCGTCAATAACCCTTCGGTTGGACTCGTTACATTCAGTGTTGGCGCTGAAGTACTAATCACAAAGGCCACAGTCGCGACATCGGATATATTGCCATCATTATCCGTTACCTGCAGACTAACGCTATTAGAACCATCGGACAAGTTGGCTGCACGATAGGTACATACTTTCTTGCCGCCCTGATCTGTCCATGACACGCCCTGTGTAACCTGAACACTATTAACTTTGAAGATTACAGACGTCATGTTAAGACCGGATCCACCTGCATCTTGAAGCTCCATCTTTATATCCTGCGTTGCCGATCCAAGAACCGATCCTTGTGTCGGGGATATAATCGATGCAGTCGGTTTCGTTTTTTCAAGTACACGGATGTTTAACTGATCTCCATACTTGGAATCGGTGGCATACATGATTGTCTCATTGTTAGCTGCATCAAAGGCATGTAGCTCAATCGGATATGTATGATTCACCTGCCCATAAGACGACTCTGATCCTGATGGGATATCTACATCCCATAACTGTGTTCCAGAATCGTATGACGCATTATACTGTTGTCCTTTATATACGGCATAAGCTCTTGTTATTTCACTCATATTAGTAGTTCCTCACTTTCTTTCGCTCGCTATCGGGTAGTCTTGTGGATAGTCGTAAGGGCAATCCTGCTCATACCAAAACTCAAAACTGATCTTGATACGTTCCCCAGTATTTACGGTTATTTTTTCCGTCTTTACTTCCTTGATTTCTGCCATATACTACCCGCCTTTCTTATTCTGCCACCTTCTCTACATACAACCCGATCAAATCTCTTAAATTATGATACACTGGGTTTTCTGTATCTCTATTACACAGATAGATTACTCCATCCTGGATGTAATATTTGCCCTTTTCCAACTCCATATTGCCCGCATACGGAATCGGATTCTCCTGCGTGCCGGCATGAGTCTCATCAATAACAACATACATGCTCTCTGTTCCATCGCCTGGAATATACTGCTCTTGGATTAGTAAGTTATCTTGAATTGTCTTATACAGCACATCCTCATACACAAACTTATACCCTTTCTTCTCAACAGTCTGCCCTATTACATCTTGCCACTGCGGATAGAGTATTTTGACTGCCTGCGCCCGCTCATCATCAAATGTCTGTGCCTGCATCTGTGCAACCAGCATAGCGGCCTGAATCATCTGCGATTGCGTTTCCGGAAGGGTTTCCTGCTTGTACATCACCACGCCGTAAATCTTCCCGGTATAAATCTCCGTCCTGTAAAATGCTGTATATCCCTCATACGCAGCTACGGTCTGCCCTCGCTCCTGTACAATCATGCGGGCTGTCCGACTAGAGTCAGTAAACAGCACCTTTAACTGTTCCGGAGTATTTCCAACCGTCAGTATTCGCAGGTAATCCCCGTGGGATTCAACCTGCTGAACAACAATCTCGGTTGCATCATTAAAAATAAGCTTCATAAATATCAGTCCTTTCTTATCTTAATCTTTTGGAAAAATAAATATTTGTCGGAGTTATCATCTGATTTTACAAAAATAAAAAACTACATCGTTGAAGAAGGTAGCAACTCCAACGGTAAATATCGCAAATGGAGCGACGGGACTCTCGAAATGTGGTTCAATTCGCCGTTTACATGCGCGATCGGAACAAAAGCCGGTAGCATTTACACAAGCGGACAATTTACATTAAACTTCCCGGTTGCATCAAAAACAAAATGTAATATCGTGCTCACAATAGGAGCTGGCGGCGCGATATGGGGCAAGGTGTACGGATCTGCAAATGACTACAAATCAAGCTTTTCATACCATTTGCTTGCTGCTACGGTATGGAATACAGCAAGTTTTGATTTATCCTATTACGCGCGTGGAACGTGGAAGTGATAAGCGTTATTTAATTTCCCACTCCGCATCGATAAAAAGATAGCTGTTTGTTGCTTTTGGTATGCAGATAAACAAATTTCCGTTTGTCCTTGCCATAGATGTGCAGGCCACCGGATTTTTATATGACCCATCTGACGCTGTCACATTTACAACAGTATCATTTAATGGGCGATACTGTGACGGTATCGTAAAAACATTGTCGTACACATTATTCGCGACTATTGTGGCAGTTGTATAAATTTCCATATTTAGGTGTATCGTTTTACCGATTTTATACGAGTTGTTTGCTATGGCTGTCCACACTCCGACCCTTATTCCCAGATCGGTCGGTGTGAGCGTCTTTTTATCATGATGCGCTTGTAATTGTAACAAATATGCATTTAGCGCAGCTACAGCCTGCGCTCCTGCGATCATCCCCGGTGTTTTGTTCGCCACTATATCATCAAGATTGTCTATGATTCTAGATTTATCGGCGGAATCGTTTATAGCTTGGCATATTTCATTAATTTGTTTAGCCCCTAGATTACTCCCGGATTGAGTATAATCTGTTACGTCTTCCAAAGAATAGCTTGCATCTTCGTTTTGAGTAATTAAGTACTTTCTTTTTCCAGCCATGCTTGAAGCTAATATATCATCTTTAAAATTAACAGGTAATTCTTGCTTTGGCATTATATTCTTACCTCCTTAAATCTTCCAAGAATAAATGGAATTTTTCTAAGACCGATAGTCTGTCTTTCAATAATATCTTTCATTTTTTCACATGCTTTTTCCAATCTGTTAAGTTCATCGTATTTGATAAACATTCCATTCGGATAGAACGTCTTTTTGATTCCGATATCCTGTGTGAAAATTGATTGATTTATCTTTTCTATATTACCCTCAAACAAATTGAATTTCTCATAATCCCACAACTCCAAATAATCAACAATATCTTCTCCCATATTTTGAATCGAAAATTCTTTATTAACTTCATTTGCTTTTTCTTTTAAATATAGGATATTGTTTTTTATTCGGTTGTAATCTTCTAAATTCATTTTGTCTGTAGACGCCCAATTTGTTTTTGGTTTTATCCAATCTACCTCCATGACATTTCCACCTTTCTAGCTTTCATGTTTCCAGACCACGCTCCGTTAAAGGATATTTCATTTTGATAAGAGCGAATCAAAGCGTCTTCTCTTCCTTTTAGTTCCATGTAGAACAAATCATTCGCCTCCGTTCTTGGGTCTCCACGCCACGAGATTTCGTAGTCTATGTTTCCGAGATAATATTCCGCTATCCATTCTTCCAAATCTTTTGCGTGCTGAATTGTGCTTATAAGAGGGTTATTCCATGTGATTTCTTGACCGTTTACGTTGTGATTCACAATGTAGTTATTTTCTTCTGTAAGATACTCATATCCCTCAACCTTTACTTTTACATCTGTTTTTGCCTTTATATTAGTGATTCGCACTTTAATGTAAAAATCGCTTGAATCAACAATACTCACTTTTAACTCTGGATTTTCTGGAACTGATACTTTAAATCCGTATGACGGCCTGTTAAAGTAAATCGTATATTCAGAATCGCTTTCAAAAGAAACTGTTTCTTGGATAAGCTCTTCAATCGCTCCGGTGCTTTCCTTGTAATTTTCTCTAGTAATCACAATATTTTTTATTTTTTCATATCGTGTTCCGGTAGGATTTTTAATCAAATCCCTTACCCTGTCCAATCTATAATCCGTAACATCATTAATCAAAATATTATCTATGAATAATCTTGAATTTGAATATCCTTTTGTTACCTCAATTACCATTTTATTAAACTCAAGAAAAACATGATCTGTTAAAAAACTAATATCCGGTTTTTTTACAATAAACTCTTCTTTTAAGACTCCATTGTTATATGTTACTATTTTAAATTCTTCCGGTGCTGTGTTTCTAAAATTAATAATCAAGCCATACGCATCGAATGAAGATTCCAAGTTCACTGTGATTTTCGGGTTTTTTTGAAATATTCCATTTCCATCCGAAACAGAATCGCTTACATATCCAGTATTTAGGTAATTATTGTCTTTCGGTAAAAAATAAAGGCTTCCATCTACCGCGGAAAAGTCTTTACTTGCATTTGCGTAAGCATCTTTTTTACTCTCTTTCAAGATGTTGTCTATCTTACCAAAATTTGCAATATCATTTGTTTCGGCAATCATATTGGGAACAAATGATGAACGCAATATGATTTTATTTTTTCTATCTTCTCTCAATGCACATCTTCCGGCATTTGCAATAATCTGCAACGCTTCTGCATGACTTACAACTGGAAGTGGATTATACACAATTATCTTTTTTAAATATGGATCTATATAATATTCTCTTTCATCTGTAATTCCGGCGCTTTCCAAAACTTCTAAAGCCAAATCATATAAAGAGATTCCATCTTTTCTGTATTTACCGCCGTAAAAGTTATCACTCAACTGATAGAACCTGTCCGTTGATGTAAATACCGCTTCTGTATCATTCGCTGACCAAGAATTAAGATATGTTGTTGTTTCATTTAACCATTCTATATCCCCGTTTCCTGTCACATCATATCCGAAGGTAACTTTCACTTCCTGTCCTATTTCCATATACGCAATAGCGCTTTCTGGATTGTCTACGCTATAATACAAATCTTGGTTATCAACCTTGATAGAAACATCCATACTTGGAATACTTTCTGATATCGGAGAAACATATTCTTTCATGCTGCAACCCATCACTTTTTCATTTGTAAATGTATTTGCAATTCCAAATATCATGTTTCCAATTCTGAGTCTGCCTTTCCCATTCACCATAGTTTTTGGCTTTATCCAAAAATAATTCGTTCCGTCAAAAGAATCTTCGGTAACAAATTTTTCCGAACTATTTTTATAGATTCTAGTGGTCAAATTTGTCTCTATAGTAAATTCTGTCGGATAACAATGACCGAAATCTATTGTTATTCCTTTTATGTCTAATCCTGATTTATCTGTAAATTCTATTTTCGCACTTCCAAGAATTTCATTTGTGATGATTCCGTTGTTATAAATTTCTAATCCACTATCTTTTCGCGGCGGAAAATACATTGTCCCATCGACTTTTGAGAAATTTTGTTCACATGTTGCGTATATTTTATTTACATCGTAACCATCAAACGGTTTTTCTTTATTTGCCAGATACAATAATTCCGTGTTTGTTACTTTAGCATTGTTCTGTGCATCAGAATTTACAACTCCTATGCTTACTTTTACATATCCTCTATTCCGAAACGGAAGTTTCATTGATTCTATGTATTCTTTACTTGCCATTTGCATATACGATCACTCCAAACCGGCGTCAATCAAATTAAATGAAAGCGTCTCATCTTTTGTTACCATATGAGTTAGCCTATCTACAAATAACGGTTTTCCGCTCCTATCTCCGGGGTACATTATAATAGTGATCGGGTGTCCCGGATTCGCCATATCTTCAAACGTAACAGGAACGTAAAATGGTTTTATGGCATCTAACATCATCTTTCGAGTTTCCGGATTAAGACCAACCCACTCGAGATCGCTAAGTTTGTACAAATCCCTTCCAACTCTTTGACCAATAACTGCGTTGTTCCCATTCCTTCCACCGTTTACTGTCGTTGTTATTGTCCACGAAAACCCGCGTCTCGGCGGTGGAAAGTCATAACCATTTACGTTCAAAAACGATGATAATGCCATATTCAACCTCCTGTTTTTAAATAAGGAAAAGTGCCTACCGAAGTAGGCGCTTTTCCTTTTAAGTAAACGAATATCCATTCCTTGCACGTCTCGAATCTGTAATCGACACTAATTCTCTTCCGTCTACTACAATTCGTTTTCCATCTCTAACCGCTTGTATCAATTCTCTCAATAGATTTTCTTGCTCTCGATTCTCTGCGTTTGCACGAGAAAAACCTCTGTATGCCGCTTCTTCAATTCCTTTTTGAATATCCAAATTATTTGCAACCGCCGTTCTTCCATCAGAAAACTGTCCAACAAGTTCATTATGATTTGCCATAAATAAACCATCTTCCGGGAAGCCACCAACAGAATATTTCGGAATTAAATCTGCTAATGTAATTCTTCCTATTCCAGAAGCATATCCATGTCCTTTCCAGCCGTTTGACAAGCTTCCGTATCTAGCCAATGTATACCTAATAGATGCTAATATGTTTGACAATGGATCGTAAATATCCTTATCATATCCAGGATATGCGTACGTTCTAAAAGTCGGATCAATTACCTGCATCAATCCTTTGGAAGGTGTTCCTTTGATTGCATTTATATCCCATTTATTAATTGCTTTTGGGTTTCCACCGGATTCCGTCTGCATCTGATAAAGCAAAAGGTCTAAATTTGATTTTGAAAATTGACCTGTCATTTTCAATGCTTTAGTGGCAATGTTTCTCCATTGTTCAACTCCGGCTGATGGGTTATATTTTGGCTGTATTGAATCAAATATTCCGCTTACATACTGTACAATTCCGTCAAACGTCTTGTTTATAATTCCACCTGCCACGCTCGCCCACGGTTCAAATAAATTTGATATATTTGCAAACTTGCTTATTGCAACTTTTACAATTTCTCCCGGGTTTGTAAGATAATCCAACACATTCCCTGTAAAACTTTTTACCGAACTCCATGCGTTTTCAAAAAACTCACCTATTCCGCCTTTAAAATGTGGAGCGCCTGACATAAACGCCTTTGTTTGATTCGCGGGCATTATTTTTGTACCTTTTTCAAGCGGCAACATGACATTTCGCCCATCGGGTATAAACGGTTTTCCTGACGGCGGAATAATAAGCTCTTTGTAAGTTGATCCTGCTTGGTCATTCACGATTCCAAGTGTGTTTTGCGGAACTCCATCCGATCCTTTAGCGAACTTTATTCCATCCCACTCACTTACTCGTGTGTCTGATCCCACTTTTTTAAGCACCCAGTTCACACCTTTTATAACGCCATTCACAAGTGTTTTAATAGGCTTAAATGCGTTTTCTGCAATTTCTTTAAAGAAGTCTCCTAACCCCTTCCAAATGTTCTTTATGGCATCATATGCGTTTTTAAAAGCCGTTTTAAACCACGGACCCACATTTTTAAAAGGAGATTTAATGGCTTCCCATTTTTTTGAGAACCAAGATTCAATGAATGACCAAGCTTTTTTAATACCTTCATACCCTTTATCAAACTTTTCGCCAAACCATTCCGTTACAGGAGAAAATACTACTTTTATTCCTTCCCATAATCCTTCAAAAAATCCACTTCCGTTCTCCCAAGATTTTTTTGCTTCATCCCATCCTTTTCTGAATTGTTCGCCTATTGATGATGTTGTTTCTCCAACCCATTCCTTAATATTTCCTAATTGCAACATTAATCCAGAAAGACTCGTTGGGGGTAATGCAATGTCTCCGACTTTAACTTCGGCGTCTTCACTAAAGATTTTATCAACCAGTGATTGCAATGCACCTTTTGCAAAATCATTCGGAAGGTTCGCTATAGCTTTAACTAATGCCTTTCCGAATTTGTATAAGTTCCAAGTTAAATCTCCCCACTCTATTCCACATATAAATTCAACTATTTTTTGACCAATATCTTCAAATGTTTTATCGTCTTGTAAAGTGTTTATAAATTCCGTTAAAGACTCTAAAATTCCGTTGGCGAAATTACTAAATGTATCCGCTGCGATTTCAGGATCCCAATTTTCAAAGAATCCTTTTATGCTCTTTGCTATAGATTTCCCTAAATTTCCCCAGTCAAACTCTACAGCGAACGCATTTGCAGATTGAAAAGCTGTATTGATTGAATTAGCAACAGTTTTCCCTAAATCATAAAAAAGTCTAGGTTTTATTAAACCATTCAAAAAATCCGCCAACCCTGTTCCGAAATTTTTTGCTTTTTCATACACGGAATCCCAGTTAATTTTTTCTAACGTGTTTGATAATGTGACGCTTATATATTCGCCTAACTGTTCTAAACTTTTAATGCTACTTTTATATGCGTCTAACATCTCATCGTTCGGCTTAAAGCTGGCAATTAAACCTCCCACTTCACCTGAACCAGCACCTCCTGATCCACCTGAGCCACCAGCTCCACCACTACCAGTACTACCATTATCAGGCTCAACAATATTTAATTCATCAATTCCTAAAGTGTGAAGCTTCTTTGCATTTTTAGCAGCTTGTCCAAGATTATCAGATAGATCGCCGGAACTTCCGGCTGAATCAGCCAAATCACCAGATACATCTCCTAAATCATCAGCAATTCCACCACCGCTGATTTCAAATTTCCATCCAAAAATTTGACCAAGTGCATTCAATACATTTTGCGTAAAGTCAATTACTTTTGCCATGACTTTATTTAGCGTTTGGACAAATGGTTTAAACGCTGCGATAAAACCTGTTCCAATGACGGAAGCAAATTTCTTAATTTGCTCTTGCAAAATACGAATTTGGTTCGCCCATGTATTAGAAGTCCGGGCAAAATCGCCTTGCGCTGCCGAAGTATTCGCCAATACGTATTGATAACGAAGCATCGTCTTTTCTGCCTGCGACATAGACTTCACATTTGCATCCAATCCATTTTTCATCGCCCACTCTGCAAGTGTAGCCTGTGTTAAATCAAGTCCGTATGTACGCAGCGGTCGTGTCTCTCCTGTAAAGATAGCTGATAAATCTTCTGCTACATCCTTTTGACTGACATTGTAGAACGATGCCATATCGGCTGTTAATTGTGTCAATGTTAAAGATACATCTGCCATAGAATTAGACAAGCCAACATATCCGTTCGTTGCTTTATTCAAAAATGAATTTGCGTTTTCAATGGAACTTGTGTCAATCCCCATTGCAGAACCCATGGCTTGAAACCGGCTCGCATATTGTTTAAATGACAATTCAGACATTCCTAATTGCTTAATGGAATTTTGTGCGTACTCTTCCACTTTACTTGACATATCTCCAAATACAGTGTCTACAACATTCTGTACTTCCACAAGGTCTGATGCAATGGTTATGGAATCTCCTATTTTCCCAACAAATCGGAATAATAGCCAGTACGTTGCGTACATCTTTCCAAGTGCAGACGCAAGTCCTTTTGTTCCTCTACTTGCCTTATGTGTAGATTTTGTATAAGTATTAAGGCTTCCGCTAAGAGCATTCGCCGCACGACCGGAAGATGCGCCTGTCCGAGCCAATTTTGCCAATGCATTTGTCATATCAATCAAGTTCTGACTTACTTTAGGTGCTTTAGATAGTTCAGACATTAACTGTCGCATAGACTTAGCAAGCAAAGGTATGTTTTCAATCGCTTTTGTAGAGCTTTTATATCCAAGTTGCGATATTCCCTTTGCTAAGTTTGCAACTTGCTCAGATGTTTTAGACACATTCACTGAGTTAAGGCTTTGCAAGCCTTTCCCGAAACCTACAATCGCGCTTGCTGCCTTTGAAATCTGTCCACTATCCAAATTTGATATTTTCTCAATTCCTTTTGCAAGTCTTGTATAGTCCGCTGCGCCTACATTTTTTAATCCTTGCATGGAGCGACTTAGTTTATCAACTCCATTCGATACACCGGACAATCCACTGCCATTAATTTTTGTAAGTGATGTGTTTAATGTACCAAGCTTTGATATCAACGTATCGATCGCCGAATTTGCTTTTCCGGCCTGTGCTTGTAATTGTATTTCAAGACTATCAACTGTTGTTCCCATTTCACACATCCTTTCATTAAAAAAAGACGATAGGCTGTAACACACTATCGTCCTAGTTATTCAATATTTGTTTCCGGAAGTCCTCTTGCTCTGTCATTCGCGATCCACTGTTCCATAGCAAGAATCTCCTTTTCCATCTCTCTTTTTTCACGCTCTTCTTCGGTCAGTTGCGACTCTTCAAGGAATTTCCATAAAACAGGCTCTTTTATGTACTCAGCCTTTGATTTCTTACTGTTTAACACTCTATCAATCGCAACCGAAACCGCAGATAATGTATATTGATTTGATACCCAGTTTAAATAATCCTGTTGTTTCATTTTTTCTGAATATCCGTCTGCAATACATTTGATAATTCTTGGATTAAGCATCCAGAACTCATTCCAAGAAACACCCATTGCATGAGCCTTTGGGAACCATTCTTTTTCAAATAGTTCCCTTTGCGTTTTGTATTCTATTATCGGATTTATTCCGCTGTTTTCTCTTCCGGTTTCTCTACAATTTCCTCTTCCTCTGTCTTGTTGAGATTCTGAAAAAAATCGGAATCGTTCATTTCATCTGTAATTACTTTCATAATTTCTTCAAAATCACCGCCGGAAACGATATGTTCTTCCATTTCTTTTCCCGCCACTTCCAGAGAAGTGTTTAAGCAAATAGACAAGTATGCACGAACCATAGACATCGGTTTTCTCTGCATATCTCCCATTGAAAATCCGCAATCTTCCAAATCGCAGACTGTGTTGAAACTGAATCCTTTTGCGTTATATTCTTTTCCATTAAGTTTAAATTTTCTCATCTTACTTACCCTCCGATTAATCAGAGGGGGCAGTCCGTAGACCGCCCCACTCATTTTTAATAAATCATTTCTTCAAGTTCTGTTTCGGCATCAAATAACGTGTCGCCTTTTCTTTCTGCCGATTTATAAGAAAGGCGATTTACGCTTTTGACACTGTAAATGTGCCATCTTTATTGTCGGTAACTGTATATTCGTCTGTTACCTCCGCCGCTACGGTATTTGGAATGATTGTTGCCGCCATTTCTAGAATTTCATCATTTCCACCAACATCTGTAGGCGTTGCTATCGTCTGACCAACATAAGCATATTTCGCTACGCCGCCGATACCATCAGTTCCGTAAAGTTGCATGACTTTCACTTTTTTTCCGCCCAACTTATTAATCGCTTGCAAGTCTTTCTTGTCCAGATTTCCTGTAATTTCTTTAGAATCTGATGTCTTGATACCCATTTCAAACGTCTGCGCATCATCTTCCGTTGTTGTTGATTCTACTGTGTTAGGCGCTGATACTGGTGCTGGGATTGATTTTGCGGCAACTAGAAGTTTGTAAGTTCCAGCAAAATCAACTTTTTTCAAATCAGTCACTTCTTCTTCTGAAATAATCACCCTAGTTTTATAACTTGTTGAAGCCATGTTGTTTTTCCTCCTTATTCTTTGTAAAAAAATAAGAACCTTTCGGTTCTATAAAATATCGTCATCGGCTATCATTCGCCGAAAACGTGCTACTCTTCGATATGTGCTGTCTGTGTTCTGAAATTCCGGTGTTGCAATCACTTGGAATCTCATGGTTTTCATAATGCGTACAACCTCATTCATTACTTCTTTTGCGTCATTCATTTTGGTATTTGTTGTTACCTCAATCTGAAAAGAAGACCAAACAGCATTGATCGTATCTCCTTGTAAGTCCTCTCCTGTTTCCATTCCCGGCATTTCGTGTATATACACAGTTGGGAATTTCGGAACAGTATCGGCTCTGTCAGAGTTTGTAAATTTTAAATTTGGATAACGGTCTTTCATTTTTTGAGAAAACTGCGTCTTTATCCGAGTGATAACTTGTGATTCTAGCATGTCCAGCATTTATTCCACCGCCTCATACGTTTTCTCAAATATATCCGGCTTGCATGGATAAAGTTCTCCATTTATGCCCTTAATGATGTAATCTCCAACAGAAACATGCATATAACCTTCGAGTGTTTTTACATATAAATCGCATGGCGGATGTAGTGGTGATAACGACATATAGATTAGTTCTCCATTTTCAAATGCAGATACCGCCCACTCTGGAACATAATATTTTCCATCTGAACCTTTTAAATCTCCATCATATTGGAATGCTTCGATCTCAACTGGTTTTTTTCTGTATTTCATTTTCCAAATACTCCTTTTGCAATTCTTGGAATCTCTTGCATGAGTTCCAATGATGTTTCATACATAAACGGTCTTGACGGCATACCTTGCGTAAAATACCATTTTCCATCTTTCGGATAGAACCATCCGTATTTTCCGGGCGCAATCTCAAAAATTGTCTTTCCGGTGTTATAATTCCACTCCACGCCCTCCGGGAATGGATATGGATAACTTCCCTCAAGTCCAAGTTGACCAGTACCAAATTCAACAAATGCCGAGTGCTTAGAATCAGCCACAATAAAAAAGATAACGGTGTTTTTATCTCCGTTACCTTTCCTTGTGTGTATGCTGTTTAAGAGTTCACCTGTAAATATTGCGTCAAGTGTAGTAACCCTTGCTTTCGCAATCTCTACACCTCGTTTCGCTAATTCCTCTGTGAATATTTCACATTTTTTATTGAGAGAATCTTGATATTCCCTCAACTGCTTCTGCAATTCTTGAATACTGGACATTGAAAAGATATTTGCTTTCAATACTTTCTTTGCCATGCTACTTCACAACCCTTTTCAGAAGATACCTTGTAAAATTAAGACTCGGCTGAACACGTTTAACGGTGTAATCAGCCGACTTTTTATCTACAATGGTATTTTGTTCGTCTGCATATTTAACTTCGCTCATATGCCAAATTAGAGACGTTTCATCAATAGGTATTCTATCTTTCTCCATAAGAAGAACAGCGTCATACTCACTGATATCAACTCCAAAAGACTTCGCTTCTGCTTCACCGCCAGACATTGCGATATTTCCTCGGAAATCTACTGGTTTTGAATAGCCGATTTCCATCTCTCCTGTTTCTACCGGAACTTTCTGACCATCGATCTCAATGTATATGATGTTTCCGTCTTCGTCTCTCTCATAAACTGGAACTTCTCCGACTTGTAACGCATACTTTAAATTCTGCTTGTTTTTTTCTAAAAGTCGCATACAGAGACCCTCCTTATTTTACGCGTAGCTTCTGCCCCGGATAAATTAAGTTCGGATTCTGAATACCGTTCAGATTTGCGATTGCCTGATAATTAGTACCGTATTTAGCAGCGATTCCAGAAAGCGTATCCCCAGACTGGACTGTGTAGTATACTGCACCGCCGCCGGAGGAACCATTAATCTTGTTTTGTACCTCATTGTACCGGTTTCCAAGCGCCGCCTTTCTTGTATCTCCATTTCCATATTTTCCCGCATAAACTTCTTTCACAAGTGTATCTACGGAGGCAGATGCAATATAGTTAATCATATTCTGCACCTCATTATACCGATTTCCTAGAGCATTTTTTCTAGCGTCTCCGTCTCCATATTTTCCCTGCATAACTCCAACAACAAGATCAAGCGTAGATCCAGATGGTGCTACTGCCGGCGGCGTCGGTTTTGTATCCCCTCCTGTAATTTCTGCTGGATAATCTCTATAACAATGATTCATATCCACGTTTCCGGAAATTCCCGGAACAGATCCGCCTGACGTATACTGCCAGATATCGTATGTTCCTTGATATGTGCAAACCGAATTATACTGTGCTACCCATTTTACAAACCGTTCCAACCCTACCAGGTAGTTTGTCCACCAGTTTGTATTCGCATAAACTCCGCACCAGTATCCAGCTTTTTCGATGATATCCCCGAAGATATTCGCTCTTTGAATTGCTCCATTTTCCGTTCCTGCCTGTTCCAAATCCAAATAAATTGGGTACGAAAGTTTATATCCGCTTACCATTCTAAGGACGTGTTCCGCTTCGCTTTTCGCCTGTGCGTCACTTGTCGCGTAGGAATAGATATAAACTCCGAACGGAATCCCAAGTCTTGTACATTCATCTGCATTTCTTTTCCATTGCTTATCGTCCTGACTTGCAATATTATCTCCATATCCGCATCGTAAGATTGCCCCATCTATATGTCCTTTTACCGCATCCCAGTTAATAGTTCCTTGATGTTCGCTTACATCAATTACTCTTAAATTTTCCATAATTTTCTCCTTTCTCCGGCATTTGCACCTGTACAAAAAAGAGGACGATTACTCATCCTCTAAATCATTCTTATTCACTCTGTAAAATCGTTTCCACAATTCTGCTACTTTTTCCCAACCGTACATTGCCACAAAAGCTACTAATAGGCCGGCTAGAATTGCTGCTAGAATCATGTACCACAGAATCGTTTGCTGTATATACTGCATATAAGCTATAAAAGCTGTAACCGTAAGACCGATTGACAATACAAAAACCAAAATATCGGTCGGAATTTTCTTCAATCCCGATACTCCTTTAAAAACTTGCGTAATTATTGAAACTGCGAAAGCAAAAATTCCAACAATTCCGATAACAAGTGTCATGTTTATAACAATCTGTTCCATTTAAAATCACTCCTTTACAAAAACGTTCCTTCGTCTGTGCATTTTTTATACACTTTTTTGATATTGTCTATTGCAAGATACGCCTTATTATTTTCAAAATCAGGATTGTCCTTGCAAAACCTCTCATATTTTGTAATATCTTCAAGTATCTGGTCAAAGTGTTCTTTTGTGTGCTTATCGTCATGCAGAACTTCATCATCAAATCTAAGGATTCTGTATCTCCAAGTAAGAGCCATTCCCTCATCATTTAATTTTTGCAATTTATCCATCTTTCTATCTAAATTGTCAATAGAATTTCCAAACTTTTTCTGTATACAAAGGCTTTGTTCATGCCATTTCGGATAATTTTCTGCTTGACTAATCACTTTTTTAATTCTTTCGTCGTACTCTTTTTCCTTTATAGCCTTTTCAGAAAAATATTTTTCCACTTTCTTATAGCATCTAAAAAGAAAAATTACTGTGCACAGCAAAATAGCCACATTTCCGATTGTTATATCACCGAGGGAATTTAAAAAATATTCCATTTCTTCTTTCTCCTTTCGGGAATTTTTATATAGCCGCCCACCACCGCCAAGTGCCATATCCCTGCACCATCACAGTAAACTCACCGCTATGGTACGCACAATCGTCTGCCACTTAACCCAGTAGCCGGGAGATGATTGGATCACCGTACCCTTTCTATAACACGTTCACAAAAGGAGTAACTTTTCCGAGAATTTTATCCCGGTCAATCCAACTCCTTGAAGTTCCGTTTTCAGAAGAGGAAATCTGAAATTCTCCTCCCTCTTGGTTGCAATCATACAAAGCCAAGTCTATGATGATACTGTCGAATTTCTTCATATCCTTTTCAATCATCTCCTCTGTGTAATTGTCTGGATAATTTCGGTAAAGACGCACATCTTGTTCTGATTGATAAAGAAGCTGTTCTAAGAACTTATCTTCTTGCTCGCATGAAACATTAGATTGTCTCAACCGAATTTTAAGTTGTTCTAATCTTGAGTACGCCATATTTTTTCACCTACAGTCCTAACTTATCAATAAGAAGTTTCTTAATATCCGAACCGTTCAAATACTCTGCACCGTCAATCCCATACTCGGTAGCAAGCTCCCGAAGTTCTTTTACGGGCATTTGATAAATCTCTGTTTTAGTAAACTTCTTCTCTCCATATTCTGGAATCTCTGGCGTATTCATAAAATCAGCCGAGGAATTGATTTCTTCCCCGGCTTTATACCAACGTCCACCTATCTTGATATTGTGTGTAGCAATCATGTAACCACTCCTTACGCAACCTTCATAACAACAACGCTGTCCATACCCTCAAAAGTAGGAAGTCCAATCATGGAAACTACACAATGTGTGTTAATTGGATGATTTGTGGTATATGAATATACTGAAATACCTGTTTCTACGAGAGAAAGATTCCCATCTGTCAAACTTCCACTTCTCTCTTCCGGTGTTCTACCAAATGTATAATCACCAAGATATACTCCGGCAGATTGAGCAGAAACAATGTTTGTTGGAATGAAATACTTTGTATTTCCTTCTTCATCAATGTATACTTTGTCGTATACTTCGATCTCAATTCCGTACTCTCTTAAGTAAGAAAGTACATCAGCCTGTCTCACTCTGATACCGCCATTGTATGCAGTGATTCCAAGTACCTGCTTCTTTGTATCTTCTGCTTTCAGAATCATTTCAAATGTCTCTGTATTCATGGAAAATCTTGTCAAAGAGTATCCGGTTTTCTTCGCAAAATCACGTCTTGCTTGAATCAAATCGTCAAGTGGCGTTGCAGTTGCCGAAGCATTCCACTTATCTTCATCGCCGGAAATCTCAACAAAGTGATCTTTCTTATGCGCCGCTCCACTATCTGTTGTATATTCAACAACATATTTCTTTCCTTCGATATTTACGGTTACTTTCGGAACACCATCTTCCGGTGCCAAAAGTTCCCAAATCTGACGTTCTGGTACAACCAAAGCGCCTTGAATCAGAGAAAAAGGCTTTTTAGCAATTTCTTGTAAAACCTGATTTGCCATGTTGGAATTTTCCGCAGACTGATAATTTGCATATTCCTGTTCTTCTTTCTCTGTTACCATGTAACTTTCACGGTAAAAAGGCATTTCATTCTGAATATCGGAAAATCCACCAACATCCCTTAATGGTGCTTGCGCGTCAAAATTTGATGCTTTCAAAGATACCGGGAGACCGTTCTTTCCTTTAATAAACTTCAAATCAAGGCTGTCCTGTTTCACCGTTCCAAACTTCATTCTTCCACTATACGGTCCCGTACCGAGCTTTGCCTTATAATCATTCCACAGGACTCCTAAAGCTCTAGCGGTAAACGCTTCTCTCAATGGTAATGCCATTTTTTATTCCTCCTTTTACTCCGAGATCGCCGGTGCGCCGTAAAATGTAACTCTCGGTGTTACTTTTCTAGCTGCATCTGCGATTGATAGTGATTCTACTTTTTTCCAGTCGATTGTTCCTTGATAAACATATGTTCCGGGTGCATCTCCCTGTGTTACGTCAACATCATGCAGAAGATAGCCAAGGCAACTGTTATCATTTGCCGGAAATGGCGTTCCAGCCGGAACAATTTTCAAACCGTTTTCATCCGGTGAAGATTTCATTGTCTGAGGAACAACACACGCTGCGCCCTCATAAGGGAAAAACTTCAAAATACCTTTATTTTGTCCATACTCATGTACGATAGGCTTTCCCATAGTCTTTTAACCTCCTATTTCAAAACGTAATAATCTTTCATGGACTGTTCGTCCGCTTTGTTTCCAAAAGAGATGCTTTCCGCATTCTTCACATCTTCCGGCTTATCATCGCCTGGATTACCGCCAGTTCCACCACCTGGATTCGGAGTACCTTTTAATAGCTCTTGTTCTTTCGCTGTGGCTGCTGCGGTTTCTTTATCGGAAATAATCTGTGCGATAGAGTCAATCGCTTTCTTAGCAGCTTCTAAATCTGTCTGAAATCCTGCGAGCACGCTTTCTGCCTGTTCTCCTGTTAATCCTTTTTCAGCTGCATACGCACGAATATCTTTCTGCACATTTTCTTTCTGAAGCTGTGCAATCTGATTTCTCAATGTTTCCAATTCTCCGCCATCATCATGAGATGGTGTTGTCTCCGGTGTCGGAGTTGGCTGTGGTTGCGGTGTAGGCGTTGGCTGTGGTGACGGCTGTGGTTGTGGATTCGGTCGATTGCTGTGAAACTGATTCAGATAATTTGTTACCTGTGCTTCACTTGGCTCTTCAATTCCTAAAGCCACTAAGTTTTGTCTTGCTTCTTCTCTTGTCATTTTGATTACCTCCGTGATCTACATTTGTTTTCGCTGTTCTATCAGCTTGGATTTTTTGCTTTTGCTATTTGACGCATAACTGCAAATTTATAAAATAAAAAAGTAGCCGATTACTGTTCGACTACTTTTTTATTAACTGGTTCTTCTATTTTTTCTTGTTTCTCTATTTTGTCTGGATAAAGGCTTTCCATCCGGTTTTTACTTTCGATTGCAACTTGTTCTGGATCGCTAAACATGTCAATGACCTTGATTGCACGTTTATAATGAATTCCGCAGTTCAACAAAATCTGTAAAACTTCCGCTTTTACCATCATATTGTCTAACTTGTTGTGGTTAATATGAATTTCTACGTCGCTCGGCACAAGCGTAAAACCTTTTGAAATTCTCAGTCGGTTCAGGATAATCTTAATAGACATATTCTCCGACTTTTTCAAGATAGGCTCATTAATTGCTGTCCGAAGTCCGGCATCATAATGTCCGTTGCGTAGATTGACTGCGCCTTGGGTATCTCCACCAGAATTTATACTTGCTCGGTTTGCCAACCCTTGAATATCAAGAAAACGCTCAAATAAATCATTAAATACAACTTGCCCCTCTGTCTGATTCAGTTCCGTTGTCATTACATCAACGTCCGCTTTGTTTTCCATTCCATTGTTAGACTTCACAACAAGCGCACCTTCTTGTCTCATGCTCAAGAAGCTATCTCTATCTACTTCGCAGTTTACGAATTTCACCCACGAAGAGACAAATTGCTCAATTCCATTGATTCTGTCAGAAGAAAGTGTGTTGATTGCGTCTGTAATGGCAATAGTCATTTCAATATCAGAAAGCCTACGGGAATTATTCGGATATTCAATAACCGGAATTGCTCCATTTCCATTTACCCCGAATCTTCTCAATTTCCCTTCTGAAATTTCAAACCACTGACCGTTCGTATAGCAAAAATAAAACTCCTGACCATTTTCATCTTCTCGAATCTGGCATGAAAAAGCCGGTTTATTATTCGGAAAGTACACCACGAATGTATAAATCGGGTTTTCAGAAGACAACTCAAAGTCGCTTTCGTCCAAAACCGAACCATTTCCCTCATCATTTCCGATAAACCGATATGCAGTACCGCAGATGGATCGCCATCTGCAAATATCAATATCGCATTCCTGTTTATTCTCGGAATCCATAATTGCGTTGAGCCATGAGATTTCATCTGACTTCTTATCGTCCGTACCACGAAGGACGTATTGTATCGGCTCTGCGCAAATATCAGCGGTTTTACGCTCCACCAACTCATACGCAAGATTTACAACGATTTTATTATTGACTTCCGGTCTATTGACCTTTTTTCTGTATAAAATCGGCTGATCGCCACGATAATATCGGTCGAGATACTCAATTTCCGTTGCATTCTGTCTATGGATTGCAAGTGCTTTATTCAATTCATCTACGATATTTCGCCATGTAATCTGCCTTTTCCTTGTGTAAATGATTTTTCTCCCAAATCCACAATCGCAAATAGCAGAAAACGGTCTGTAATTTTTATGTGGATAGTTATACATAAAGCACCGCCTTAAATAAATGTCATTCCAGAGGAACAGTTTCTTTTCGGAATTCTTTTAATCTCCATTTCGCCTGTATCAACGTGATACACAATTCTTTTGTTACAGTTTTTACATCTGCAAATTTTATCTATTGTTGATCGTCCATCATACGTTCCTACTTTTCTTCCGCATTTTGGACAATATATCGTTTTTTCCTTATACTTTTTCATAATTTTCTCCACGAAAAAAGGACGCTTGATTCTGCGCCCTTTTTCAATCATACTTATGGGTTTTATGTTTGGTGGAAATATTTATTATTTCTCTGATTATTATTATAGCATGTCAACTTTTGGACATCTAGATGACATCAGTGGACATTGCAGGACATTTGTGGACTATTTGAGCGGATTTTAAATAATCATCTCCATACAGTTTCTCAAATTCCTTTAACGCATTTCCATGAATACGACAAACCTGTTTGAATGAATATCCAATTTCGACAGCTATTGTTCCCAAATCTTTCATCATCACATATCTATTGAAAAGAATATGATACATATTAGTATCAGAAATAGTGTCTATTTGTTGTATAATCATCGCTCGTTTTTGTATGTATTCGCAAATCATTTCATTCGCTTCAGTTTCCAAGTCTACAATCTTTGCAACAGCACTTCCCATTCTATCTTTATCCGATGAAGTCTGAACATTAACATCTTTCTGTGCAACAGTTATGGACGTTGCCATCGTTTTAAACTGTGCGATTTCGGAAAATTTATTCTGAATCTTTCTGTCTAGTCTTTCAATCTGCTGCAAATATGTTTTAGTATCCATGTACGTTTCCTCCTCTGAATGGGTTGTGTATCGCTTCGGCTTTGGCAACTCTGTTTCCTTTTGTCATTCGTATAGCAAAGTTTGAAAAAACATCCGGTACATCATCTAATTGCTTTTTACCGGAAACTGAATATTGTTTCAAAAGCGACATCATCACTCCATAAGGTTCATTCGGTTTATAAAGTGATGAATCCTTGAATATAACGTGTTGCAAAATCCAGTTAGAACATTGGAATATTCTCGCTTCTTTGTTCGTTTCTGTTGGGACATCTGTAATATTGCATATCCATCCTTTTTGTTCTACACGTTTATTTACTTCCATTGCCACACGATCTCCGCCAGCGTTACGCTCAAATTCGCACTCTTTCACTTCGTTATTCACAATCGCATTCGATGCATTCTCGTACTGCATTTCATAATCGGCAGTATTATCACAGACACAATCAACGCAATAATAATCTTCTCCGTATTTCTGCAATATAGGCATTACAAAATAGTCCGTTCCTTTTCCTTTTGTATCGCATTGAGCAGTGATAGTTTCCGGTTCTCCATGTGGCAAATGCAGATAACGTCTGATTTTATCATCCGGGAATAATAACCCCTCACGTTCAATCGGTTCCTGCTTATACAAGCACCGATAAGAAATATCATCCATGAGTAATTGTTGATCCGCAAAAAACTCTTTCGTGAAACCACTATACTCATACTCGAAATTGCTTTCTCCTGTAACGGGATCAATATCCGGTACTGCAATCACTTTTACTCTTGGATTTCCGGCGTACATGTTTTGAATACGCCCGATAACGTCATGCACGCTCCAGCGGGTCGCTATATGTATTTCTTTACAGTTTTTTCCGTCTGTGTCCTGTATCTTTCTCTGACGTGCGTCTACGGCGTATTTATCCCACAATTTATCCAAAATACTAGGATTCATTGCTTCTTCAATTCCACCAATCATATCATCAACCAGCAAAAACTTGGAAGCACGAACCTTTCCGGCATTTTTACTTCCGACAGATGTGCATTGCACGCTTGGGAATGGTTTGTATTTCCCTACGTTGAACTGCTCCATCTTTGCATTGGTGCTTGTAACATGTAAATCCGGGAAAATCTCATTCCATGTGTATTCATCTGTGTTTGTCACAATATCGTACACACCGTCATAGTACATTCGTGTAATATCGCCACTATGTGAGTAAAAAAGCGTGAAGTCTTTCGGAAACCATCCGATTACTAAAGCATTAAAAAATTTTTCCACACTAGTTTTACCCGCACCAGGAATGAGTGATATGCAAAGGATGTCATACTTATCATCGATCATTCCTTGTAGCGCATCCACAAGACCGATTTTCAAAAATTGTTTTCTTCTTGGCATATAAAATCGTTCTTTCGGTTCTCTTTTCCGCTCCAAATACCGAAAACCGCTGTCTACAATCTTATTTTGCGCTTCCAACAAGAGAACTTCATAAAACCTGTCTATAATTTCATACTTGACCTTGTTTTCAAAAGAATATTTCTCTAGTCCCCAAATATCCGTACCCGTCAGATTTAGAACAAAATTCTCTATAATCTCTTTCGTCCTTGCAGACACTTTAAGCGCATACGGAATGTCTTTTTCCGTCTGATATGCCACTTTGCACGCTTCTATCATTGCATCAATGACAGATTCATCTATTCCGTTATCCGATATATAATTTTCGTATGATTGGATTGCTTGTTGAAGTTCCAAAGACATAAAGAAAGAGACCTCCTTTACTCAAAAATAAAAGAAGCCTCCATTTCGACTTGTTACATAGCCACCATCTCGGCTATGTCATTAGATATTATATCATCCATCCGTTGTAGCATATTTCTGTTCCATCTGAAAATTCCACGCTAAAAGTCATTGATCCTAGTAGCAATATGTATGGTATTACTAATATAACAGAAATAATTCCTTTCGCTGTGCTCATCTCGCCACAACTTTCTTAGAAATCTCCGCAACAGACACGCCACTTGCAGATTTTCTTAATTCCACGTCTTTCCCTTTACAAATTGCTTTCGCAATCGTTCCAGACTGCTCCACAATCTTTTTCTGAATCTCTTTTTCACTCATTCTCTATCTCCCTGTCTTTGCATTTGTTGTCTAACATACAAAATCTTAGTTCTTTTCTACCAAAAGCAGTATCTTCCATTGATTTTACAAGATTTTTGCATCCATTACACCACATTCCTGTTTCATGGTTTTCTTTATTTTCTCTCAAATATTCAAGTTTTCCACTAAGTCTTTCGTTTTCTCTTTTCAAGTCATCTAAATCGAGTAAAGAATCTTTTTAGCTCTCTTTCCAGTTTACTAATTTTTTTGAACGGATTATATATTTTCATCTTGCATACCTCTTTTCAAAATTCTATTTCCAATTTCAAATTTTAGTAAAAACTTCCATATCGTAATTTTCTCTTATGTAATCTACACATTTCTGCAAATTTTCTTTCAAAAATTCGTCTCGCGCAATATCCGGGTGTAGTGTATACAACATACAACTATTCTCTTTTCCATTTTCTTTATATTTTTTATAATTAAATGTCATTGTGAACAATGGAATTCGTGTTAGATTTTTTGTTTTTCTCTTTATGTACAGATTACATAACCTCTTTATCATTTTTCATAAACCTCTCAAATTTCCTTTTACACTTGCCGCACAAATGAATTGTATCTTCTTTCGTTAAGAACACTTTTCGTATTGTAACTGTTTCAGTATCTTTTCCATCAAATTCCGCATTTACGATAGAAATATCCGATTCTCCGCTCATAATTTTCAAATAATCGTCTCTTGGAATTTGTGCTGACACTTCTTCTGGAAGACAATCAAGAACATCTTCTACCAGATTTTCAATCCGTTCTCCGCAGCGATCACATGTGTACCATTTTTCCTCGTGAATCATAACTATTCCCCTTTACAATTACAATATACTCTGAATCCATTTTTCACATATTCCACAACCGCTTTTCTTAAATCAGTTTTGCAGTCAAATTGTTCATTCTTCATTTCCGCAACTCCATCTTTCTGCACGGCATAAATCCCCATATTAACAGACCGTTTCGCTATGTCTAATAATCCGCAAAACTGCTTTCGGCTCATTTCGTAAATTTTATCTTTTAAAATCACTCTCACAATCCGTGAACCTCCCGTAATCTCGCATACTTTTCCACAAGCACATCAATTACCACATTTAGCTGATTGATTTTAATGCAATCGGATTGATGTCTATCGTTTAGTTTTGCAATTTTATCAATAGATTCTGCAATGTCTGTATTTGTTTCAACTTCTTTTTTTCCACAAAATGTTCCTATGTTTGGAACATAATGTGGAAATTCTTCGCAACCAGAATTAATATTAAGCACTTTTCTATTTTCCTTACATTCTTCTAGTTGCTCACATTTATCGCATTTTGTAAATTTTTCTTCATTTTCGTGCAGATGCTTTTCTTCTCCATCTGTTAGTTTTCTTCCACAGATAGGGCAATACGAAATATCGATTATTCCAAGTTCCCCAGTCTTGCTATTTGCATAGTACATGTCATAACCTTTTCCTTTTTCTCTGATATGCCATGTAATTTTCCCATCAAAAAATTCAATTATCTTTTGTTCTTCACAAAATTCACACATAACAATTCCCCTTTCTGTGAGGTTTCCAAGATGAGAACAACTTCCTAGGATTTGCAGTTGCTCCTATCTTTGCATTGATTTTTTTTGCCGATGCAGTGACATCATGCGCTCGTCTATCCGGTAATGAGCGGGACGCACAACCCTAACAGGATTTGAACCTATTCTACGAGAGTCAAAGTCTCGTGTGCTACCATTACACCATAGGGCTAAAGCAGGTCTTCCCTGCTTGCATTCATATTTATCGTGCCATGCTTGACACTAATCCGCCTTATAAACCACCCTCGACCGCCCAGCAGTCACTCATTTAATTACTTCCGGCGAATATCCAAAGCATCCAGACTACTGCAATCACTGAATTTGTCTCATTTCCTTTGGATTAAGTTTTTTGTCGATTGTATAGCATTGCAGGACTTCAAACCGACCACGAGTGGAAAATGTCTATATCGGCACATTATTGCGAACTTGCCATATGCCAGGGCGACAGTTTTTAACCATCTTCTCGTGATGGAACAGATTTATCGTCTCGGTATAAGGACGGGTTTTAACGTCTTTACTGACAAGAACAAGCAACTGAGATTATGCAACAGTTAGTCGGCACTCACGAATGAGGACAAGCGTTATGATTTTCTGTTGTTTATCGGCAGGGTTTCGACCAGATGTTTACCCGACTTGTACCATCCACACAAATATGTGCTTCCACGAAACCTTGTTCCGCTACCGTCTCTTCACGCTGTATTTAATTGCTTATTCAAATCCCCACGAGCCTTGTGACGGCTCTTAACAGCATTCCGCTATGGGGAGAAAGGATGAAACAATAAAAAATAAAAACTGCGTCGATTGTGAGGGTGTGGATTTGCACCACACATGAACCATGTCTTTTCGATTTCTTTTTTCCGACAGTCTACGCTTTCGCTCGTGTCACAAGATAAGTAATTTGCACAGTTCTCACGACTAAATCTGTCTACCTTTTCCAGCACCTCACAGAATCTTATGAATTTAAAATGAACAGGGAATTTAAAGCAATTATCACTGAAACCATCCCCATTAATGTTGCAATCCCTTTTTCTTTAACCTTTACTGCATAGATTGCAATTACTAAGAACAACACAATCAGAATTACGTCAAATGCCAACAAAAATCCTTTAATCATTAATAAATCTTCTTCCCGCAGTCCATACACTTCCAAACGTGATTTGTGATCCATGAACCATCTTTCTGCCGTTCCAGATATGTGTATAAATGCGTTGTTCTTTTATGCCTGCAAAATAACCGCTTAATCATCTTCATCATTTTTACTCACCCAGTCCTCGCACCAATGCTCATATTCTACGAAATCGGCTACATATTCACTTTCATCATTCACACATACATAGCCTTGCATTTTATCGTAGTGACCATATTTGCAAGTTCCGCAACATCCGTTCATGTGTATCACCCTCTTTTTATTTTTTGAAAAATTTTTGAAATCAGCAGTTACTTCTTGGCAAATACGTGCGAGTCGCAACCCAAACGTCATGTTTCCGGTATCCAATATTGCCAAGAATTTTCACAAAATTATATCTTCTTGAAACCGGATATCCGAGCCTGTCTTGTACTGTCTCAAAAAAGTACCGAATATCGTCAATGACATCTCTAACACGCTTGAATAATTTTCCCATTTTCTCGAATGCTGATTTAGCAGCAATGAGGAATTGTCTTAAATTGTAGACCGCTATGCTAATTCCATTCTTGATGCAATACTTAAACTGTATAACAGACAATCCGGTTTTTCGTATTTCTATTGCCTGTTCTTCTGTTAGTGCTAATATCACGACATATAACCTCCTGTCTGTCTCATAAATACCTCTTTTTGTTTATTTCGGAATTTGGGGGACTAAGTAGGCAGATTTTTGCGTTCGTGTATAGAGGGGTAGGTATCATTCATTTACTATCGAACATATGTATCTATCGAATAAATCCTTATTTATCAAATACATCTATACGTGTTTTATTATATTTGCACCAATGTCAATGATATATTTTAATCTAAATTATTCTCCGTTTCTAAATGTTAAAATACATCAATCTTTTTCGCTCTCGATCTGCTTTACTTCTCCCAGTTTCGGAAGTTCCGAAGCTGTTAATGCTCTTTCGCTAGTCCGTTCCTTGCTCACTCCCGGAAGATTCCAACCGTGACGTTTGTTAAGTATCGGCAAGTATTTCATTGGGTTGTTTCTTCTGTCTTTTAGCAAACAAACGAGAGACTCCTCGTTATTTTCCACTAATTTTTTGTAAATGTCTGAGGCCGCTGTACTTGGTTCTTTGATATACTCCCCTTCTTTCAGGTTGTTAACTGCTATATCACTTATAATATTCCCTTGTAAGTCCTTGTATATATAAGCCCTTGTATTACTATTCCCCCACGAATGTATTGTATCTCTTGATATACCAGATAATAAACAAAATCCCTTTATACTTATCTCTTGATTATGGCAGTAACACATATAGATATACATCTCTAACAGATCATCAACAGCATTAATATTATAACTATTACTAACGGTATGAGGTATAGTTAATATATCGGGATTTGGTTTTATAACGTGTTTATAAATATAGCTCAGCGCTGCGTTCCATTGGCTCGGCAATATATCATACTCACTTTCTATCGCGTTGGATTCGCAGAACATAGACAAATACATTTGTATTTCATTCTCAAATACTTCGACTGTCTGCTCTGCATCCTGTACTCTCTCCATTTTCCGCACCTCCTAACACTTAATAATAAAAAAGAGACCCACAACATATAGTTGCGGATCTCCCGAATCCATTCTCACACCGCCGGGATTTGGGCGGATTTAATTGTATTTAATTTTATAAATTAAAAACCGTTTGTTTGTATGCCCATAATATACACCGATAAAATATAATCGTCAAGCATAGATTAAAAAATATCAATTCCCGAATGTCTGGTTGATCGGATGTCAGATCATCCCCAAAATACCTCGAAAATGATTCAGTCAGTGAGTTCACTTTTTCTTTAATATTTCTTTTTCTTCTTGTAATCTTTATCAATAATCTTTTAGGTGGTGATTTTTTTACACCATACCGAGGGGAAAATTTTACACCATCTAAAGGACAAAAAACATATAAGCAACTTATATAAAATCGAAATTTTGAAGAAAAAAGATAGAAAATCCATGTATTTTAGAGTTTTAGAAAAGTAATGCGAACCCTTGTAAAATAGGGATTTGCGGTATGTTTGAGCGTATAAGCTGCTTATTTTGAAATCGTATAAGATGCTTATATATTTTTAGGCATCAAAAAAGGGATGTTTTTACACCCCTTTCACTTCAAAATTGAATAAAAACACACCCTAATATTTTTTGTATTTTCATTCGTGTTATGATGCCAAACCTTTATATATCCGGCGTCAATAAGTTCCTTTTTGCACTTTTTTAATGTTCTGTTTTCAATTCCAGAATCATTTTCAAGCTGTTCATTTGTACGGTAGAAATATCCCGTTTTAAAGCCATATTGACCATACAGGAACGACAGCACCACATACAGCCATTTCGCGGATCTGCTCAAAGTGCTATCTGTCATAATAGAGCTGTTGCAAATAAATTGTTTTCCGTTCATTCTTGACCAACTCCGAGAAAATCATATAACGGTTGTTTCTCGCCTTTATACAGGTATTTTCTAAACTTACGTTTTAATTTATCGGCGTTGTCCTGCTTTCCCCCAAAGTCTTTTTCGGGAATCTTCTTTAACTGCTTGTATGTCATTCGTGCCAGCTCTTCGTCCGTGTATTTTGCGTCTACAATTTCATATCTGGAAGTATCGACAATGTCAAAAATAATCCGGCATCCGTCTTTGTAGTTATTATTTCCTGGCTCTTCTTCGTCCATAAACCTGATAAATAAGTCGTTTAGTTCCAGATCATCCCAAAAGAATACAACGTCATGCCACCATCTGCCCGGTTTTATATGTTTTCTTTCGTCCACGAAATTATAAACCGGCTTTCCGTCAACTTCTTTCGGCGGTGTCATACTCTTTATATCGTCCTCAAAATCAAACATTTCCAACGCTTTTAACTGTCTTTCTATTGCATCGTTCGCGAAAGCGTTAACACTCAGATCTGTGTCTGCTATCATTGCTCTAGTTCCTATTGGCATTCTTATCATTGCTCGCTCAAATTTTTCATCGTATCGACTCACAGCCGCCCTTGTACTGTTCTTTGTTTTGTTCTTCAAGTCCTCGCTTCCTTTCTAAAAATATTGGGGGCGAATCTCTCCGCCCCTTTTTTGCTTATGCTGTCCGGTTATTCTGCTTTTTCTTTTTGCTTCAATTCCGGAAATTCAATCCCAAGAATGTCCGCTAGTGCCTTAAGTGCTTCGTACTCTGTGCTGCCCTTTTCAGCTTCACGATTTAAAAATCTCTGCATTTCTTCTTTGGTCATCTCGTTCATGGTTCTCCTTTCTCCCGTTCGGGTTATTGCCTTTCGACAATATTATAATAACATTGTTTTTAGTGTTTGTCAACACTATTTTTAGTGTTAAAAAAATCTTATTTTTTCCTCATCAGTCGGCTCTATTTCCAATATATCCGATGGCTGACATCTTAATATAATGCAAATAGTGTTTATTGTGTCAGTTGTAATTCCTTTACCTTTTCTAAGGTTCTGCATTGTTGCTTCACTCATTATCTTTTCTTTCCTCATTCTTGTTGATGTATACCCGCGTTCAGACAACGCCTTTAATACATCTATCTTATAAGAAAACATTCAAATCACTCCCTTTTTTGTTTTATGTAATTATACAATACTCACATCAGAAACGCAATAAATAATTTGCTATAAAAACATCTTTTTTAGTGTTGACAAACACTATTTTTAGTGTTATATTGATATCAACAAATAAAACAAAAGCCGGTTGAAATCCTAGGAAGACACACAACCGGCACCAATCAAAAAAAAGAAAGGTAAACCCATTATAACAGGGTGAAAGGTAAAAAACAATGAAAAGAACAAAATCCATGATTTACAAAGAAACCTCTAAAAGCATAGATTTATTTTTATACGCAACGAGCGACGACGATTTATACAGAAGAATGATAACGCCGATAATCGAAAACTTAAGAAAGAAAGCCATCAAAGGCGCATATGACAAGGAAAAAGCCGTTGACGCATACTACTACATAGCGACAGAGGCAAGCAAAAATTATAATAAAGATTTTGGCTATTCTTTCAGCGTTTCAGACCGATTCAGTGCAGCTGTTGACATGGAAGAATACTATAGAGAAGATGAAGTTTTTTTGTAATTTATAAACAGCCGAAACGCTCTTAGGAGCGTCCACCGCGGGACGGTCTCCCGGTGCTGATGATGGCAGACCAGAAAGGGAAAACATGAAAATTGAAAATATTAAAAATTATCTAAATGAGAAAATTACAAATAGTTGGTACAAGAACAGTGAAATTGATTACGGTATCAGCGGAAAATTCCTTGACTGTGAAACAATCGGAAATGATTTAAAAATCATCTGGGAAGAAATGGGCGAACAATTAGAAATGGTTGTTTCGTGGTTTACAGAATACAGCCCAGAGCAGATATATAACATCTGGATGGAAGAAGCATAGCCGGACGTGTTCCGGCTCTGTAATGCCAGCGTGGGCGGTTCCAACTCCGTGAAAAGGCAGAGGACAGAGAAAGGGTTGATACATCCCATTTATTAAAAATATCCGCTTTCCGGCGTGAGCGTATCAGATTCCGGGTTGTAGCTGATCGGCGGCAGCATAACTGCCAGTTATTAAAATTTAAGAGGTGATGGAAATGAAAAGAAAAATAAAAGTATTTATTGAATGGCTTGAGCTGTTCGCTTTATCGTTTGGATCAATCTTTTTTTATGTTTATATACTGGCTTGTATTTGGCTATTAAAACGCGCCCGGAATTATTCCGGGCTTTTTCTGCACCTTGACAAATGCCATGAAAAAGTCTATATTTGACGATATGAGACATCTTTACCGTTTACACTATAATTCATGCTTTTATAACAAAATGCGCTATACGGTCAAAATACGAGCGTGTACAGTTATGTTGTGCGCTGTCAGTTCGACAGATCACCAGAAGAAATGCGCTAAAAGTCCGCGTTTTTTTTGGCAGTTCCGCACTACTTCCAGCCTTAAAATCGGTTCAAAATCGGTGTGAAATTTTCAACGGATTTTATCTGAAATTTCGACCCATAAAAATATATAGGGGGGGGGCTTTAAAAATTTTTGCAATAAAATTTTCGATATTTTTTAGTTCATTTTTCACTTCAATTTTAACTATAGGGGGGGATTTGTTTTTTTCTGCAATATTTTTTCGATATATTCTCCAGAAAAAACGCAATCATTTTGTATAATCAATCTTGACATTTTGTAATCTAATCCTAATTTTCTACAAAACTCTGATAAAGTCATTACTTCATCTTCGTATTGAACGTGAATGTTGTTTGTTTTGTTATTAGCTTGGGTTTCTGCGTCAGCCCACCTGCAATTCTCTGGTGTATAATTACCGTTTGGATTTATTCTATCAATCGTCAATTCATCGTTATATCCATTATGTATTGCCCATTGATAAAATTTTTCAAAGCCATTGTCTCCGAGCCAAATCTTATTAACCGTAATTCCTTTTTCTCCATAATATTTGTAAGATGAACTGTTCTTGTTATAACATCTATAAATCATATTTCTATATATACCAAGCAATCTATTCCTTGATTTATCCCTGCAAGCAGCATTCTTTCTTCCACAACCACAACTGTGATTATTAGAAGTGTTTATCAAGTATTTCTGCTTTTTTATTACAGCGTTTCCACAATCGCATCTGCACAAATATTCAGCGTCTATTCCAGATTTTTCTGAAAGCAACTTAATCACTTTTAGTTTTCCTATTTTGTTTCCCTCAAGATTTCGATTGCATTTTGCATTTTCGTGATAGTATTTACTTTTAGATTCTTTTTCATCACGTCTCCTTTTCGCTTCTGCTTTTATTTCTTCTGCGTAACAGCCGCAACTAGGAGTTTTCGCTTCTCTTAATTTTTTTAAAGAACGTATAACAGTGTTTCCACATTTACATCTAAATTTCCAATAACTACTCTTACCATCAAAATGATCGTATCCAATTGCAGTTAAATAGCCAAATGTTTGTCCTGTAATATCTTTCCTATTCCAGCTCTTTCGAACTGTCATAACATCACTCATGATCTACACCTCCTAAACCGTCAACTGATATGTTCCGTCAAGAACACCCATAGCAAGCTTCATTCCCTGCACGCCATAGAATATGTTATTCTGATTGGCGCAACCGTTTAACAGTTCGTCAAACTCCTCATACAGTTCTGCGCTGACAATTCCTTTCAGCTTTTCCATAAACGGAGCGAAATATTCTACGAATTTATCTCCGTCTTTTGTTGCAAGTATCTGGTTTTCAAATGTGATTTCTAAAAATTTGTCCATACTATTTTCCCCGCTTTCCAGCTAAAAAGCCTATTCTAAATGCTAAATCCACTGCGTTATTCACGTTGATTTTTGTTCCAATATCAATCAGATTGAGGTAATCTTCCCAATCAAGATTCGGTTCAACGGTTGCAGTTATTTGTCTATATCTTTGCATTTGAGAATAAACTTCTTTTTGTGTACGCTTTCTACCGGTTCCTTTCTTGCCTTTTAATACTCGTAAAATAGTACGTTTTACATCTTTTTCCATAAAAAAATCTCCTTTCGATGTTTGACAACTACACCAAAAAGAGATACAATAATTGTGCATGCTCCTTTGGTGTGTGCTTTGTGGAGTAATCGTGTCGCTTTGGTCGGTGGAACGATTACTCTTTTTCTTTTAACTCTTTGTATTGAATTTCAATACCTTTTCTTATCACTTCTGATTTGCTCACATTGTTTTTTTGAGAAACAAATTCAAGCTGTTTATTTGTCTCATCGTTTATTCTAAAGTGAACAAGCTTATTGATTGGGTCATCTTTAATTTTCTGACCTTTCATCGGTGACAATATACCATCTCCTTTCACTTAATGTAATTACATATTAATATTGTAATTACATTTTGTCAAGTGTTTTTTAAGAAAATAGCGGTAGATTTCTCCACCGCTATCAGTACATCAAAAATTATTCTGTTTTCTTACTTTTTACGATCGCAACAACTGCTAAAATAGCATTGATTAAACACCATCCCGCCCAAATTTTCAAGTCTGTATAACTTCCTGCCAATACAAAACCGAAAAATGAAGCTAACCCAAAAAGAATAATTAAAGAAATGTTCCCGCCTTTTCCTTTTGTGTTTCTAGTAGCGATTGAAACAATTCCTCCAGCAAGCATTAAGATTGAAAGAACAATTCCTCCACTTCCACCAACTTCCCCTGTTTCCCCAAGCGTGTTTCCGATTCCAACCGCGCAAGATTGAAAAGATACCACTACGAATAAAATAATTGACAAAATACCAGATACCAATTTCCAAGTTTTCATAACAAATTTCTCCTTTTTTATTGTACTTCTAAATTAAATATAGCTGAATACTCATTGTAATCGTCGTCATAAATCGAAACATAGTCTTTAAAGCTTCCGGCATTTTCAACGCCTATCGTAACTTCTGCTTCACAAAACGCTCCTGTAGGAACTGATTCTGGATATTTTTCAGTATCACCGGGATAAGAACTTGCCACTTTTCCGGCATTGTCCACAACTTTCGATTCAAAATTAACATACAAATCTTCTTTTAATCCGATATTTTCATATGTATAATTAATTACATACACTGCGGCTGGATTACTTTCATCAAATTGATTACGATAATCTGTTGCGATTACAGAATTTACAGTAACTTTAAACTTCCCATCAACTTCCCATGTTTCGCCTACTTTAAATTCTTTTGTTTCTTTACTCTCCTCTTCCTTCTTTTTAATTTCTTCTAACTCTTCCTTGTACTGATCGCGTTCTTTTACAACCTTGTCGTATTCCGCTTCTGATACTCCGCTTTCTTTTCCACTTCCACAAGCCGTCATTGATAAAGCCATTGTCCCTACGAGTAACATTGATAAAATTTTCTTTTTCATCCTCATATCCTCCCATTCGTATGATACCAACATTCTACCACAAAAAAGCGTAAAAAGAAAGAAGTAGACTAGGCTACCTCTTACCTTTATTAAATGCACTATTTTTATATGTATTCCACAACCCTGCTGTCGAATATCGGCTTTGTGATAACTCGAAAATCAGTCTTGCTCTTGTCATTTCAGGATTCGTTTTCCTAACATATTGCAACAATTCATCTATTTTATCCATATCGCACCTCTCTTGACATTGCACTCATTAAATCATCCAGAAGATAAATTAAATCTTCTCCATAAATGCTGATCCAGTCTGCAAGAAATTCCTCCTGTTTAATCGGAATTGAAATATTATAGGACATCATAAAACAGTGGCATAATTCGTGGCACAATACTTTTTTAAGAAATGAGCCGGATAACAAATCTGATAGATACACGCAATTATCATTTCCATCTGTAACACCAACCGTTAAAGAATCGTCACTTCTATGCAGTTTTTCACTTGAAGCATTTACAAATTCAATGTGCCACATTCGATTATTTATTATAAACGTCATATTATCACCTACTTAAAAAGGGGTCTGATTCGACCCCTTAATCTTATACTACCTTCTGCGCCAATACCTGCAACTTATTCTTGAGAAGAGTTTTTTCTTCATTGGATGCATCAGAAATCATTTCTGTAATGTCACTTCCAAGTTCAGACATGTATTTCTCAAGCTCTTTCATTTTTGCTTGTTTGTCCTCTGTGCTATTTCCGTTATGAAGTTCTTTCGCTTCTGTGTAATTTCTTTTTGCCATCTCGTATCGGGTGCTTGTGCCATCGTTGAAACGTGTTTTTCCGTATCCTCTACGACCACCAGAATAGTTTCCGTTACCAGAATTTGGAGTCGGTGCACTTCCGGAATCACCGGAATAATACATGCGTCCTTCGCTTCTATCCATATCCCTGTAATATTCCGCATCTTCGTCATACATTTCCGGCATCATGTAGGAATATGGAGTATAATTACGTCTACCATCACCACGTCTCATAAAACGACCGCTTGTTTTACTTCGCGGCTGTCCACGGTAAAATCTTCGTGCCTCTTCGTCTTCCATGCCGTATTCTTCTTTCAGCATTTTCAGAAAATACTTTTCAGATTCTTCCTCTTCTTTTTCTTCCTTATCCATCGCTTCAATGATACGATAATCCTTATCATAGCATACAATGTTTTTAATGATTTCAGACCAAGCCTTTAGCTCTTCAACTTCTGACAAATTGAGATTGTCAATTCCTTTTCCTTCTACCTTTGATTTCAGACATTCTGCTATCTGTTTTGCAAATTTATGCATTATGCGTCACCTCCTGTTGGTGTTACTGCTGTTCCCTCTCCATTAATTGCCCTCAAATTTTTTGTTGTGCAACAAACTCTTTTACACAATCTGAATGTACCGGAATCTGCGGATGTATGAACAACTGTTGCATATCGCGTTCTGGTTTTAATACCGCATGCTGTAACTTGGTCACACCCCGGCTGTGTGAGTGGATATAGTACTGCTCCGGTTCCAATTTGAATAAAAACAGGAGCATTGATTACTGTTGTATCAGGAATCGCCTGTCCAACAACGATACAATATTTTTCATTATCGTTATAAGAGCCTGCCGGAATTCTTATAACAAGACCTGTTCCGGCTGTGTATACGACTGATTCTGAAATAATCAAACGATTACAAAGCCGGCAAGTATTTTTACAAGCCATAATATTTTCCTCCTTAAATCAATATGGGATAAGCCTTTAGACCTATCCCATAGAAATGTTATCAGCCTAAATCGGCGAGTTTATTTAATTACGCGCATCCACAACCGCAAGAGTTGTAGTTAGGAAATGTGACTGGCTGTGGCGGTTGAACCACGTAAGCCGGTTGCGGACAATCAACTCCAAGTCTTCGGATCAATTCCGCTGTCTGTGCATCCTGACTAGCAGTGATGTAAGCATTCTGAGCTGTCTGAGAAGCCTGGAACTTAAGGCTCTGATTTTCAGCCTGAAGAGATGCAATCTTGTCCTGTGTTAAGAAGTCAAGGATTGCTCTTGTTCCTGCGTTCTGACCCTCGATAATATCTTTCGTGCTGTTCTGAATCACGTTTCTTGTGTCGCAAGCCTGAGTTGCAATGTCGTAACGAACTTGTGAAATTGCTTCTCTGTTATCACAGCAGCACTGAGCCAACTGTGCAGAAAGATTACAGAAGCCACGTTCTACGCCGTTAAATCCCTGCATCATTCCCATGTTTGTGTTGTTGAAACCGTTTGTGATTGCATTATTTAACGCATAGGTGCTGTCGCAAATTCCTTGCTGCAAAGCGTTAATTCCAGACTGCAAGTTGTTCAGAGCAAATCCTTCATTGATATCTGCTCTTGTTGCAAGTCCTTGTAATCCAGGTGAATTTGCTCCACCATTACCACCGAAGCCAAAACCATTACCGCCCCATCCGAAGATTAAGAGAATAATGATCCACCATGCCCAGCCGCCATCTCCGAAACCATTTCCGTTGTTTCCATTTCCATCAATAGATGCTACCAATGGAACGGAACAATTACCTGTATTGAACATATTAGATGTCCTCCTTATTTTTTATTCATAAAGAGGAACTTAAGTATTATGCCGGCAACCTCTAATATGCTACATTCCTAATTGCTGTCTAACTTTTTCTATTGCTTCATCGGGATTAATCCCTTTTTCCTTGCACAAATTCCTTGCAAGTTCTTCGACCCCTCTTGAGTCTCCTTTTTGCGCCATTTCAAACGCATTTTTCATAATTGGATTATTCATTGCAGGATTATTCCCCATCATCTGTCGGAAAATCTGCTGCGGATTTCCTCCATTTTTTATCATTTGTCCTATCATTGTCAAAGGATTCATTATGTCTCACTCTCCTTTTTAGTCCTAGAAACCGTTGTTTTTGTCATTGGTTTAGTCATAGATTTTTCTAGTTCTTCAATCTTATTTGCGAGTTCGTCAAACTTCTGCATAAATATTTCTGTCACTTCATCGGATAATCCTATTTTTAAATTATCTTGAACTGATGCAGAATTGCTTGACTCTTCCATGACTGGATGATAAACTACGGTTGCGATTGTTCCGTTCGGCGTCCATGACTTTAAATAAATCTCCGACATATCTTTTTTGGGAAAGATTGCAACACTTCCATCCATCGGAACATCATTCGCTGTGATTTGTTCTATAGTATCTACCACTTTCCCATTCAATCCGATAGGCTGATTTGGTAAGGACATTTGTATCCCTGCCATTTGCGGTTGTTGTAACGTCTGTTGATATTGCTGTAAACCTGCCAACCTATCCATATAAGGTTGTTGCGGATTGTACTGTTGACCATAATTATTCATCTGAGGATAATATTGCGGATAAGTCTGCATAAGGATTTTCCTCCTTCATATCTTCTAAAACTTTTTGAAATGCATGAACAGCGGTCGATTGACAACCGATCGGCATTTTCTGCATTTCTTTGTTCGCAAAAACTCTTTCTAAAAATTCATCGGTAAGCAT